GTGATTGGGCCGGTGCTCATGGCGTTCTTGCCCGCAGTGATAGTGTAATTGGCGGTGACGTTTTGGTCATTCTCGTAGAACACCTGATTGCCCCCGCCGCCCGATGCCCCGCCGCCGATGGGCACCACGGTGCCGCCCGCGTTCTTGACGTACATCTTGCGGTCAGCGGCGTTGACCGCCAGCTCGATGCCGTTGGCGTCGGTGTTCATGTTTGCCGCCAGCGGGACGTTGCCTGCGGTGGTGGAGCCGTAAAGCTGGATGGGGGTTTTCCCGGTCTGTGCCATGATTTTTCCTCTGAAAATTAAAACGTGCCGCCCGAGACGCCGGACCAAACAGGAACACTTGAGCCTGCCGATGTGAGCACCTGACCGGCAGCGCCGTTGGCGATGAACCCGGTCGCGCCAGCGCCGGTTTGATACGCGATCTGGGATGCTGCGCCACCAGCCAGGTTCGTCGCCGTTGTCGCCGTTGTCGCTGTTGTCGCCGAGCCCGCCGTGGTTGCCGTCGTGGCCGAGGTTGCGTTGCCGCTCAGCGCCGCCGTGATTGTGCCCGCTGAAAAATTGCCCGACGCATCCCTGGCTACAACCTTGGAGGCGGTGTTGGCCGAGGTGGCGTCAACCGCCGCCGTCACCGCCGCCGAACCGTTGTAGCTCGTTCCGGTCAAATAGGTGCCCAGCGTCAGTGCGTTCACTACAGAACCGGCCTGCGTGGCGTAGCCTGCCGACAGCGTGGACTGAGCACGGTTCTCCCAGCGTTGATCCACTGCGTCGTACACAATGACGTCACCGGCAGACAGGGTGCCAAACTGCACGTTGCCGTCAGTGCCGCCCAGTGCAGAACCGAAAGTGGGCCGCACAAACAGCACGCCGTTGGATGTACCCACATGCACCACAGCCGCCATCGTGGCGATGGCGTTGGGTGTGCTTGGTTTGGTGGCTGTGAGGCCGCCAGTCACTGCGGGGTCGTAATAGAGAACTTGGCCTTGCGTGAACGCCGATGTGTTGACGCCTCTGATCTCACCAAACTCGTAGACCGTGATCCAGTCGTTGGTCGATCCACTCTCGCCCGCCAAGCCAAGAAGGTAATTCGACTGCTCGAACGTCAACCCGGTGGCTGGCGCTGCCGTCAACCCGCCACTTGCACCCAAGGTGCCGGTGAACATCAGCACCTGGCCCTTGGTGGCCGAGGCGCTCAGCTTGACGCGGTAGAACATCTCTTCACCGACGTGCTGCACCACGCTGCCGTTCATTTGGAACTGCAACGTCTGGTACATGTCCGCGTTGTTGTAGTGCAGCTTGCCTGTGGCGTCAGTCGCACCAGCCGTTGTGTCAAACTGGATGAAGTCAGGCGACGAAATGCCACCCGTCAGCCCCGTCATCGAGGTGATGTTGTCGTTGACCCCCGCAATCGCCCAGCTTTGGTCGATTTTTTGCCACGCGGTGCCGTTGAAAATGACCCAGTCACCGGCCTTCCAGTCAGTGATGCCGTCCAAGTTGGTCGAACCCGCGACCGACACCACGTAATAGTAGCCGTTGGTGCCTGTGCTGGAGACCAGTGTGGGTGTGTTCGTGCTGGCGTTCCAAGCACCTTGGTAGTCCAGGCCACCGGCCACGTCGCCCCACGACAGCACAGAGCCGTTGGTGGTCAGGAACTTGCCCGCGTTGCCTGTCTGGCTGGGGATCAGGTTGTCGATCTGAGTCTGGAGGCTGGCCAGCGTGTCCAACACAACTTGGCTTGTGCCGCCGCCGTTGGTGATCACCTTGATCTTCTCGGCCAGATCAGGGGCCACCACCTCACCCACGTTGATCGTGCGGCCAGACGACAGGCTGATGATCAGGCTGCCGTCAAAGTCGATGTGTGCGTCTGTGACCGACACGCCGTCGGTGCCGTCCCGGCCATCATTGCCATTCAGGCCATCCGCGCCGCGTGGGCCTTGGCCGCCGTCACGGCCTGGTCGACCGTCTTTGCCGTCCTTGCCGTTCGAGCCATTCAAGCCGTCTTTGCCGTCCTTGATGGTGGCCACGCGGGCCTCGATCTTGTTGCCCACCTCGTCGTAGCGCTCGCGGATGCCCGCTTCCAGTTTCTTGAGTGCCTGCACCACGACTTGGACGTTCTCACCCACGCGCTGCTTTTGCAGCGTGCGGGCCTGAGTCATCGTGGTTTTGATGGAGTCCAGAATCGCTTTTTGCTGCTCTTCTGTCATCCCTTTCAGGATGAGTTGTTTGGCTAGGCTTTCAACGTCCATTGCTCAACTCCTTGGTCAACTGATCCAAGAAGTCTTCTTCCATGCCCGAGACCTTGTTTTGCTTCTCGGCCATCTGAAGCTCGACCATCTTGCTCTTGTTCTTCATGTCCGCTTCTTTGAGCATCAGCTCGGCGATCTTGACACGCTTGTCGAACTCGTTGCTTTCGTTGCCAGCAGGCAGGTTTTTGGTGGTCGATGCGATCACCTTGGCCTGCACTTCTTGCGGCATAAGCTGCGCCTCGGTCATCAGCTTGTTGGCTTCTGCCCGGTTCTGCTCGGCTTGCGTCGTGTTGACCGCGATCTGAGCCTGCGCCGCTTGCAGTGCCAACTGCTGCTGGATTTCCTGCATCTGCTTGGCCTGGGGATCGGGCTGGCTCATCTGCTCCAGCGCGCCCATCAGCTCGTAGCGGTTGGATAGGCTGGAGTTGTTCAGAATGCCCTTCAAGATCAGCGGCAGCACCGGGGTGTTTGGGCCCAGTGTCTGGAGCAAACCAATGAATTGCTGCTGCTCGTACTCGCGGGCGATGATGCCCAGAGTGGCCGTCGGGATGAACTTCATGTCCACGCTTGGGTAGCGCTCGGGGTCGAACTGCATGTAGCGGAACGCCGCTTTTTGCACGAACGGGATCAGGAAGTCTTCTTGGAAGTTGACCAGCGTGCGCTTGTACTTCTTGATGATCGTGGCCACGGCCATGCTCATGCCCGCGCCGTCGCGGTTGCCTTGGCTGACCATGCCCTGGCTGTCCAGCGTGCCAGTGGCTTGCAGCAGCATGCGCTCGAACTCTTTGGCCGTGTTCAGGTTGTTGAGACTGGTCTCGCCGAACTTGAACGGGTACAGAATCTCGGCTGGGTTGCCGTTGACCATGAACGCTTTGCCGGGCTTGACCTCGAACCGTGCGCCGCGTGGCAGTCGGGTCGCGTCCATGCCCATCATGGGGCTGGTTGTCAGCGCCAGCGAGTCCAGATGCGAGCGCACCTGAGCGTCAATCGCCTTTTGCATGTTGTAAGACTTCTCCACCGTACCGCGACCGAGCAGGCGGTTCGGCACCGTGTCGTCTTGGTAGCTCAAGATCGGGCGGTCCTTCATCATGTAAGGGTTCGCCTCGGCCTTGAGCAGCATGCCCTCGTTGGCGATCACGACAATCGCTTCCACCATGTCTGAATAGTCGTCGGCTGCGCTGTCCTCGGGGAACAAATCCTCGACCTCAGAGTCCAACTGCTCCAGATACTCGCGTGGCACCAGGCCGTAATACGTCAACAGACGCACTTTTTCGTCGCGGTACTGACTCAGCTCCTGAGTCGGCTCCAGATCGGTGTCCTCGGCGGCGGGCTGGATGTTCACCTTGCGGTAGATACCCTTTTCGATGCCCTCGACGATCTTGTGGATGCCCACATACTTCTCAACCGCCACACCCATGCAGTCGTCGATGCTGGTGCCGTTGGGGTCAAACAAGAAATTCTTGGGGTTGACCGGCATGATCTTGACCGCGATGCGGTTTTTCTCCACCACACCGATGGCCGCTTGGCCAGTTTGGCCAGGAATCGCTTGCGTTGCCGGTTCGAAGATCTTTTCCGTCTTGACGATGATCTCGCCGATGCCTGTGCCGTAGATTTCGGCCATCAGCTCGATCTGATCAATCGCTTTGCGGATTTTGTCCTGCTTGAAGTCCTCCATGAGCTGATTTTTCAGCATCTCGACGTCCAACGGGTTGCCGTTGACGTCTTTTATGTCGTCTTCAATGTCGAAAAACTCACCCTGGCCGAAGATCGCTTCCATGATCTCCGCGTGCCGGGTCTCCACCGCCTGCTGGGTGGCCGGGGTCACGATGCGTGAGCGCTCAGATTCTCTCGTTTTGTCCTCAGAGGCCCATTCACCACGGAAAATGCGCTCGTATTCGAGGTAGTCGTCGAGGTAGTTGGTGTCGCGCCAGTCTCTCCAGCGCTCGCAATGGTCAACGACGAAAGCCGTCAGCTCCTTGTCGGATTGTGTCGGCTCGTCAAACTCGTTTTGATCCATATTAGACCCCTGAAATTACATCCATCGGCTGCCAGTCCTCGTCATCAGCATCTTCAAAGTAGCTGGTGACAGCCAACTGGTCAATATACGACAGCGCGTCCGGCAGGTCGTCATGGACGCCCTGCGATGGGAACATAAGCAGTTGGTCCACGAACGTGTCCCAATCTTCCTCGCTGTTTAGGACGATTCTCCCATGCTCGAAGCGCCCTTGCAACGACCAAATGATTCTATCCGTTTTCTTCCGGTTGCCATGCGTCAGGTCCACGATGTGCGAGTAGACGTTATTTTTTCTCATCAAATCTGACAAATACGGTAAAACCGCGTTTTTCAGCGCTCCTCTTTCGATTCCGATGCTCAACGGCCTGTAATCCCGCATTTTCATCAGTATTTTTGAGGCCGTTTCTCTTATATCCCACCGACCGTGGTCGATTTCCTTGACGAACCACTTGCCGTCGTCGGTCACTTTCACCACCGCGATGGCCGACTCGTCGAGCCGCTTCTTGCTGTTGGCCGCCTGCTTGGCCACTTCTTCAAACCCGGCCAAGTCCACCGCGACGAAGTAACTGCCGTAGTCCGGCTCGGTGCCGTACTTGATCCAGTCCTCTTTGAAGACGTCCGCGCCCGCGTTGCTGAAGCTGGCCAGGTATTCCTGTTTGAACGCAAAGCTCGACAAGGTCTTCTTCGCTGACTCGATCTCGGTTGGGTCGATCAGCGGGTTGTCCTCGGTCGTGAAGTGCCAGCTCTTCCAGTCCTTGTCTTGGTCGTCCTGCCCCAGCTTCCACAGGTCGTGAAACCAGTTGCGCCCTTTTGGCGTGCCGATGAACATGCCGCGCCCCTTGCGGTCCGACAAGGACGCCCGGATGACCTGCTCCCACGCCTCGGGCTTGATGTCGGCCACCTCGTCCAGAACTGCGTAGGTTAAGGAGACGCCGCGCAGCGTGTCCGGGCGGTCTGCGCCTCTGACGTAGATACGCGCGCCGTTGACCATCGTGATGTCCAAGTTGTTCACGTGGCTGCTTTGGATCACCTCGCGGCCCAGGTCGAGCAGCAAGTCCCAGATGATCTGCCGCGACTGACCCATCGTCGGGCTGACGTACAGCACCGCCGAACCCGGTGGGCACTTGAGCGCTTCGATGATCAGCGTCGTCGCTGCCAGTCTCGACTTCCCACAGCGCCGCCCGGCGGCGATCACTTTGAATCGATGGTCGTCGGCGTAGACCTGCTGCTGCCAAGGCAGGAGAGAGAAGTTGAGATCAGACATCTGTAACGTCTCCTGCTGCGTCGATGATCTGTGGCTCTTGGCCAAGGCCCGTGATGTTGATCGTGATGGCGCTGCGCTGACTCTTGTCCTTCTCGAACATGCCGATCGGCAGCGTCCTGTCCATGCACATCTTCAGCGCCGCCATCTGACCTGGGTGGTCATCGTTGAGCGCGATCTGGATCACTTTCTCTGCGACGTCCTTGCCGCCAGAGCGGATCATCAGCTCTTTGAGTTCCTTGATGCGTTGGTGATCCGTCTTCGGCAAGATCGCAGGCGGATTCTCTGCGTACCTCTGGATCGTCATCTTGAGCGGTCGCCCTCTTTTTTTCGGTTCCACTTTGCCCTTTCGGAGTTTGGTCTAGGCATTGTAGGTCAGATTGTCATTTTTTTTCTACCGCTGGGCTTCGGGCCTGAAGTCCCAAATTCACTTTTTCGGAGGGTTGGGGGCACCTGTAAATTTTTGTCTACAGCCAGTACCCCTCCCCCCCATGATTCCGGCCACGCTGGTGAGTGCTCACTGACTTGGCCTGGCTAGTGAGTGCCAACTAACAAACAGCAAACGGCAGGGGGCACTTAACATAATGCAGGAAGGGAGAGAGGCGGATGGCCCTTTATCCGCATACCTGACCGATACCTGACCGACTCAGACGTTATGCATTTTCGGCATAACTGTTATCAGAAAACAGCATGGCATCCAAGTCATCGCCGGGGCGAAAACCTGCATTGTGCAGCGCTGTATAAATTGACAGCAATTCCTTGAAGCCGCGCGTCAGGTCACCTTGACCGGCTGTCAACAAAATGGCGCGGTCTTGATCTGACAGTTTGCGCTGAAATTCGACAGTGTCCAACTTGCACGGCCTAGCCATCAAATGCCTTTCTGGGTCAAATAGGTCAAATTGTCACCCTGATTTTATCGCTGAAACCTACGCGGCGTGTTCATGGCGTCCGTCCAATTCTGGCGCTAGCCTATATATATATATTTATTCTCTAACATCTAAAGAATACATGACAATTTGACCCAGAACGTCTGCAACCCGCATGGTTACTGGCCTCGCTCTGGGTCACGCCGTCCGAAAACATGACCCAGAACATGGCAAGACAACCCAGAACATGACCCAGAAACGCCGCCGCCTGGCGGATAACCACATGATTTTGTCGGGTATTGCACAAAGTTCTTGATGGTGCAAAAGAATCTGTTACAGTAGAGCCATCAACAACCGGAGCACATCATGACAGACGCAATCCGCACTTATCAATACATCCGCGCACAACAGCAGACGCGCCCTATAGACGCCTGCACAGACGCCGCGCAGTACCACGGCGTGGCAGTCGCTGCACTCGCTGCCGCGCTTATCGCCGCCGACATTGACGCCGCCCGCCTTTCCCTCATCTAAGGAGCACATCATGCACGAAACCACCAAAGACATTCTGGCCGCCTTGGCCATCGCCGCCGCGCTGACCATCGGCGCGCTCGCTTACTTCGACGTCCTCACAAAATGAACTACTCCACACCCATCACCAGTGCCGCAGACGCCGAGGGCTTCTTGTTCCAGCTTGTCCAACACGGGCGCGAGTTCCACCCAGAGGACAACGCCCACGACATCATAAACGGCGCAACGGGTCAACCCTTGTTCACTGCCGCTGACGCTGACTTTATAAACGAGCGCATGGAGGAGGTGCACACCTTCATGGCCGACCCTTGCGCCTATTTGCTCGACCTCACCACATCAACCGACCGTAACTGAAAGAAACTAAACCATGAATCGCATCACTGAAAAACAACTGCAAGCCGTTGTCGACCGTTTGAACCGCATCACGGGTTCACCCCTTGAGCCGTATGCCAAGATTGGCGACAAGCACGCCGCCCAGATTGGTTGCTACCACTTGAGCCACGCATATGGCGGCGTATGCCTTCACCGCATGTACAACGAGGGCGGCGGCGTGACTTCGCCGCTGTCAACGGGTCACATTTCCAAGCGTGAGCTATTGGGTTTGCTTCACGCCTACATCAACGGCATCGAATCGCAGCAAGAGGTGGCAGCGTGACCGACGCCCTCGAACGTTTGCGCCTTGAGTTGGCGCAAGCCATCGCCCAGTGCGAACGACTAAGCCGCCCAGCCCATGCCGTTCGTAACTGTCCCAGTGACCTACAGGCTGAGGACGCCGCATGGCGTCACCGACAAAACCTTGAATTTCAGATAAACCAACTGGAGAAAACACCATGATCGAATTCACCCACGCCACTACACGCTACACAGTCAAGCCTGAAAACGCTCAGGAATACCGCCGACTCGCCGCAAAGCCGCCCACAATCAAGCGCAAAGTTGACAGAAACCACGATGCAACGCGCCGCGATTACCCCGTATTTGAACCCGGTATGACGACTGACGACTATGTGAGCCAGTTCAATGGGCTTAATTCGCGTTTGCTGCTCACGCCTTGGAACTATGACAACATTTCAGGCGTCGCGCCTATGCTGGACCCGTCAATCCCCGAAGTGCTGGAGGAACTCGACCCGGATTATGAATACACGCCCACAAAGGCCAAAAAGCAAACAGTCGCAAGCCTAAAAGCCGCCATTGTGCAAGCCCTCGAATCAATCAAGCATGGCGACACAGACACGGCACAGTGCATCTTGAGCGAGGCGCTGCGATGATTTATGCATGCTTGGCGCTGATCCTGCGCATATTGACCAACAAAAGATAAGGGGCCTCACGGCCCCTTTTTTATGTGTTCTCCACCGCTCGCCTGAGTTCTGATTTGCTCAGGTCAACGTCAGGCGCACAGAATATGTGCTTCTTGCTGGGGTAATCCTGCGCGGCGATGCGGCCACAGTCAACCCAGCCCGCCTCTTTGATCGCGTGCAGCAGCGCGCCCTGGACAATCTTGGTCCCTTGGGGCGCCAGACCCTGCAAACGATCGCAAAGCGCGTGAAAGGGCGAACCAATGACGCCGCGGGCAAACTCACCAGCCTTGCGGCGCAGCATGTCAACCAAAAACGCTTCGGCGGTGCTCATGCCATGCTCGACCATGATTTGCTTGGCCTCAGTTAGCGGAGGGGGCGCGCTTGGGTTCCACGCTGACACGTCACGCGTGTGCAGGTAGTGAGCCACTGCTTGGAACCCGTTTTGGTTCTTGTACCAATTCCACAGGGACAGCGCCTCGCGCTCAGTTAGGCGGGGGGCCTCAGACCAGAGCACAAACCAGCGGCGGTCCTCGGACGGCAGCGAAATCGCCACACGCTCGTTAGAAAACGCCACCACGAAGACCCGGTTCAGGGCGTAGTAGGGGTGCAGGCCCTTGCGGTTGATCGTCAGTAGCTCAGGGGGCGCAGCGATGATGGGCTTGAGGGTGTTCTCCAGCGCGCGGCGGTCCTTGGCGTCAGCCTGGCGCAGCTCGGCGATCTCCATGACTTCGCACTCGAGGGCGTAGCCCCACTGCGACGTCAGGTCCTCGTTTTTGACCAGCGAACAATTGCGCTTGGCCTCGCCACCGATGGCCCAAAAGAACGGCGCGAACATCGTGTCCTTGCCCGAGCCGTGCGTGCCGCCCATCAGGATGGCGTGATTGATCTTATGGCCGGGGAATTGGACCTTATGCGCCAGCGCGTTCAGCAGGTGCTCGCGCTCGAACTTCTCGGGGATCAGCCGCTCGACATGGCGCAGCCACGGGGTGACGTCGCCGGCCACCGGTTGCGGGCGGCTGTTCACCCAGCGGTTGCCGTAGGTTAAGCCGTCACGGTTGACGATCGTGCCCGCGCCAGCCGAATAGGTTACGCTGACCAGCGACTGCGCGCCCTTGTCCTGGCGCTGCTCGTCAAACGAGTAACTGGCCTCGACCTTGCGGCCATTGTGGACGGACTTGCAGCCGATGTGGCGGAACATGGCATTGAAAGTGCTGCGTGATATCTCGCGGCGGTCTTGCAGGTCAAAGTAGGCGTCGTCGTCTTGCAGGTACGCGAAGCGGTCCCACCAGTCGGCCTTCTCGACCCGCGCCATTTCCTTGCGCTGAGTTTCGGCCACCACCGCGGCGGCCACGTTGGGAAAGTCAGGTGTCGGCGTCAGTTTGGACAGCGCCGACTCCATTGTGCTGACCAGCAGCTCGTCGCGCAGGCCGGGGGTGTGGACCGGGCCGCCACTGTCGGCCACCCACTTGAGGAACGTCGAAGAGTCCAGCTCCAGGCAGTGGCTGTGCAGGCAGCAGTACGCCCGGTTCGCGGGCATGTAGCGGCCCTCGGGGTTACCGTCGGTGTGCTCGGCAGAGTTGGGGCAAGCCACGCCAGCCCAGCCCTCTTGGTTCGGGTTAGAGAGCACCAGCCCGTTCTCTGACAGCCAGGCCATCACGTCGTCGCCGCCATCGTCGGCCACACGGACCGGGGCGTAGACCGACTCGACCGGGCCGGGCGTGACGTTCATGGCCGCGCACAGCTCCTCGAGGGTGTATTCGCGTTCAGGGTTGAACTCGACCAGCACCGCGGCGAAGTTGTCGCGGCCAGGTTTGAGGTTGATCGAGCCGGGCAGACGGAAATTGCGCACGGCGTTGATCGCGCCCTTGTCGGTGTAGCCCGCCTCGGCGATCGCCTTGATCGCGGCAGCGAAGTCACCCTTGCGCGGCTGCTCGCTGAAGGCGTAGCCCCATTGAAACGAGCCGGGCGAGGTCTCCATGATCCAAGTCGGGGGCAGCGGGCAGGTGTTGGGCACCTTGTCTGTGCCCACGTCGTCCAGCACCATGACCAGCACGAACTCGCAGTTGGCAGCCGAGGCGCTCGGGTGGCCATCCTTGAAACGGTCAACGATGAACGACGCAGTGTTGCCGTACCAAGCGCCGGTTTTCATCTTGTGGCTGGGCAGGAACGCGGGCCAGGTGGCCTTGATCGCGCCATCGGCGTGCAGTTGAATCTCACGCCCGACGGGTTTTTGCAACACGACCAAAGCGGTCTCGCCCTCGGCGGGCAGTGAGCAGATATAATCCAAGAACTTCATGTTTTCTCCTTTTAGCGCCCGGCTCCCACCGGGCGTTTTCTTTTTTACGAATAGCGGGTGGTGGTGACGCCCTCGGCAGCCAAGGGCAGGCCCTCGGCCCAAGCGGGCGGTGTGCACATGATCTGGTGCATGTGCGCGGCGACTGCCTCGGCCTCGTGGGCCGGGCACTCGACAACGATCTCGTCGTGAACGTGTAGGACAACGCCGTCAAGCTGGCGCAGTGAGTGGCGCAGAATGTCGTGAGCAGCGGCTTGGGTGACGTTTTCGCAGGCCAGACCGCGCCACAGACGGGCGCGCGGCCACTCCTTGGCGTCAGCAGCGGGTTTCCAAGCGGCTTTGGTATAAGTCACGTTGCCTTCGGCGTCGAATTTGGCGTTGGGATAGCACAGAACCCGGCCAGAGGGCAGACTGTACCAGAGCGTCTGACCGTCAAACAAGTACACAACACGCCCTGCGGCGAATTCAAAACCTTTGTTTCGCATCGCCCGCAGATAGGCGGCTTCGAGCTGCTGGCCGTGGGCCTGCGCCCAAGGATTGGCCCTGCGCCAGCCCTCCACGGCCTTGTTGACTTCGGAGGTGGACAACCGGATGCCGTAGGCCCTGCCGAACACCTCGAACGCGCCTGCGCCACCCAAGAAGCCGAGGGCCAGCTCTTGCACTTTGCCGACCTGGCGCTGGTCGCCGGTCACATCCGCATAGGCCACGCCGAAGGTGGCGGCTGCGTTGACTTTGTACGGGTCAAGACCCGAGCGGAACACATCGAGCTTGCCCTCACCTGCGTGGCAGTTGGACAGCCAGGGGTGCACACGGCCCTCGATGGCCGACCAGTCGTAAGCGATCAGGACGTTGCCGGGCTTGGCGATCAGCGCGGGCCGGAGCATCCCCTTGAGCACATCTGTAATGCGGCGACCAAATCTTGGTGTGATTGCGTGGCCGCGCACCATAGCGTGGCGTACTTCATCAGGCTCTTTGGCGCACTTGCGGGTAAAGTTGTGAACCTGCGCGCCATAGCTCGACGCTCGTCCGGTGGCAGCCCCTCCAGCAAAAACGAAAGCGCCTCGGACTCGGTGATCTTCTTCATCGGCGAGGTTGGAGAGGCGCGCAAACTTCGCAACCGAAGACGCCCAGAGGTCGTCTGCGCATTGGATAACGTCTGCAACATCGGGCGGAATCTCATCGGGGTCCTCCATTGCGAGCAGGTTGGCCCGCACGGTCTTGTCAATCGAATACTTCTCGCCCGTCCACATCAGCTTCTTGGCCTCTGGGCCGACGCGCTCGAGCACCCACTCACGCATCTTGGGCGAGCGCACGCTGGTGATGGCACCCTCGGTCACCTCGGCCACGATCTGCTGAATCTCGACGGTCTCATCGGCGGCGTATTTGATCGCGGCGTGGCACAGCGGCACGTCCACCAACACGCCGCGGTCGTTGATGCGCTCGTTCGTGTGATAGTCCAACAGCTCGTCGTCCGACAGTGGGCGCAGCGCCTTGCTGACCAGGCGCATCACACGGACGTCTTGTTCGCAGTAGCGCACCATCTCTTCCATGAGCGCAGCGTCCTCGCGGAACTTGCCGTTGGGCTGCGGGATGGACAGCAAGCGGATCAGTTGCGAGCCACGGTGGTCCTTGCGCATGTCAGCGCCAGCGAAACGGCCCACATCCTCCAGCGAGCCAGGCGCGCAGTTGGCGCGGGCTTGTGCTGCGGTGCAGTAGAACTGCTCTAGTTTGAAGTTGATCTGGAGGACATACCAAAAGATCAGCCGCTCAAACGCGGCGTTGTGGGCGTAGATCAGGCCGGTGTGGTTACGCACGTTCTCGGGAAACGGCTGGCCCGGCAGCCAAGTGACGACCTCACCATCGTCGAAGGCGTAGGACATACACAGCACGTCGGTGCTCGCGTCCTGCGCGTAGTTGTAGACGCCCTTGGCCTTCAGGTCACAGCGGCTACGGGTCTCGAAATCAATCCAAAGCACTGTCATTGCGCGCTCATCTTCCAGTACATGTACGCCATCCAGACAAACAGCACATTGATGATGGGCGGCGCAAATATAGCCAAGACAGCGCAAGCAACCGCGCAAGCGAGAAAAATTGGGTTTGTCATAGTCGTTTCCTTTTCCAATGCCCTCTGTCACAGGGCATCAGAAAAGGTTACGCTGCGCGGCGGCGGCGAGCTGGTGCTTCTTCAGCGGCCACTTCTGGCGCTTCACCGTCCATGCTCATCCACTCGACGATCTCAAAGACCGGGGTGTAGATTTTGCCGTAGGACTTGTGCTGATACGAGTCCTTCTTCAGGCGCACGATGGCCACTGGCTTGCTCTGGTCCTTCTCGACCTGATCTGCCAAGGCCACAGCCAAGGTCTGAACCGCACGCTTACCGCCGACTGACGTCACGGTGTAGCGCGCTTCCAAGCCCTTGTCTTCGCCAGAGACGCACTTGAGCGACATGCCGACCTGAGACTCCCAGCCCTTCTTGGCACCGGGAGGCGCTTCGTCGAGGTCGGGCAGCGGGTTGGCGATGCTCACCATCTTTTCGGCCAACACCTCGCCGTCACCCCAGGCGATGAAGCCGTGGACGAACGACAAAGGATTGACGGCCCAAGTGGAGCCTTCTTCGATCTCGGTCTGCTCTGCACCGAAGACCCAATGGCCGCCCTTGTCCATCTTGATGATGGCCACGCCAACGTCACCACCAACGGGTTGGAGGTTACGCAGTGCGCTGGTCAGGGCTGGGAGGTTTGCTTTGGAGAATGTTGCGAGTTGCATATCTTACTTTCACTGGAGTTTAGAAATGGCGGCCCGAAGGTCGCCGAGTTGCAACACTGCTGGGCGGGAGTCATCCTCGCTTGCCAGTGTTGTGCCGGATGACACCGACTTGACGAGATCGTCAGGCAGTGTCAACTTGCTCTTCTTGAGGGCCTTCTCCGCTTGGGCTGGAGAGATCACCTCGGGTTCTTTGTAGGCCGCGACGCCTGCGTCTGTCAGCATGGTCGCTGCCTTGGCTTCGTCAACCCACTGACGACGCGCTTGCTTTTGGACAATCTTATAGCCTGGCACGGGGATGTTCTTCTCAAGCAACTGAAACGCCAGCGCCCGCAGGTCGGTGATCCAGCCCTCTAAGACATCAGCGTTTTTCAGATACTGGCCCAGCGTAGCGGCGTCGATCTCTTTCAACTGCACTTGCAGTGCGCGGTCCACAGCGCCGGTCATCTGCGGGCACACGGGCTTGGCCGCGCACCAGCGGCAGTGGTCGCCAGCTTTGAGACCAGCGTCAGGCTGCTCGGCTGCTTTGACGGCCTTGACGAGCTGGTGCTCGAACTGAGCAATGCGCTCTGGTGTTGTCACCCAGCGGCGGATCATGGGCGGCTGCACGATCACGCACTCGATCTCTGTTGCGCCCTCGAAGGCCCACTGCAAGGCGGTGGTGCGCATCGCGGCTGCTGCGTAGAACATCAATTGCTCGTTCTCTTCAGCCGACACGACCACACCGTCGCCGAACTTCCAGTCCAGCACGACGGCTTTGTTACCCAAGCGGCCCACGAAGTCGGTCGAGCCGAACACACCGGGCAGCAGATCGCCGAAGCCGACGCGTGTCTCAACTTCGTAGGTCATCTCCTGCTTGGGGTCGATCTCGTCGAGCGCAGCCAGTGCTGGCACCAGCTTGTCGTCGATCAGCTCTTGCGTGAGCACTTGGTCTTGGTACTTCTTGCCGAGGAAAGTCTCCAAGGGTTTCAGCGTTGCCAAGTGCTCGGCGATGGTGTCGTGCAGCAGCGTGCCTTCGTCGGCGTACTTGCTGCTGGGCTTTGGGGGCATCTTCTGCACCAGCGCCACAGAGCCAGGACAGTTGATGACGCGCTTGGCGGTCGAGCCGCCGACGATGTTACTGTGCTGCATCTTCGTCTTCTTTCGTGCTGACCACAAACCCGTCGGGCATTGTGCGGTAGCCGCATGGCTCAATGTGATTGAAACGCTCGTAGGGAGCAATGGCGTTGGCGTGGGCCAAGACGATGCGCTCGACTTCGGCGCGGGTGAACTCTATTTTCATGTGTACTCCAGTTTAGTTGATGGAGCCTTGATCTTAACACACAAAAAATTTGTTGTGCAAATCTTTTTTTCATGTATTATTGCGGTTATGTTAGAAAAACAAGTCGAAGCCCACCTCGTCAAGCGCGTCAAAGAGCTGGGCGGTCGGGCATACAAGTTCACCAGCCCTGCGCATCGCGGCGTGGCCGACCGAATCGTGTGCCTGCCCAACGGTCAGACATGGTTTGTAGAGGTCAAGACCGAAGGCGGCAGGCTGTCAGAGTTGCAGAAGGTCTTCGCGGCTGACATGGCCAAGATGAATCAGAAGTACGTTTGTTTATGGAACAAGGAGCAGATCAATGACTGGCTTACCGATAACGCTTGAGATGACGCCTGAAGAAGAACAGGAACTGGAGAACATGATCGCAACATCTGCGCTGAACAAACAGGTCGGCGGCTCGCACTACCGCGACAAGGGCATCCAGCCCATCATCTACATCCACGCCAACAACCTCGGCTTTTGCGAGGGCAACGTCGTGAAGTACGTCACCCGCTGGCGTGACAAGAACGGCATCGCTGATCTGAAGAAGGCGATCCACTATCTTGAGCTGCTGATTGAACTCAATGAAACTGCGTGACTACCAAGAGACGGCTGCTGACTTCTTGTACGAGCACGACCGCGCCATGATCCTGGCTCCGGTGGGCGCTGGCAAGACAGCCATCACGCTCACGGCCATGTGGGAGATGCTGCGCGACGAGCACGTCAAGCGCTTCCTCGTGCTGGCACCCAAGCGCGTCTGCACCGACGTCTGGCCAGTCGAGCAGCCCAAGTGGGCACCGATGGCCTCGATTGCCGTCGCCGTGGGCACGCCCAAGGAACGACTGGCGGCGCTCAAGAGCAACGCCCGCATCGTGGTGACCAACTACGACAACATCCAGTGGCTGGCCGAGCAGAAGCTGAACTTCGACGCCATCGTGTTCGACGAGCTGACCAAGCTGAAGAACCCATCCGGCACCAGGTTCAAGGCGCTGCTCAAAGTCATGGACCCGATTACTGTGCGCTGGGGCTTGACCGGCTCGTTCACCAGCAACGGCTTGGAAGACGTCTTCGGTCAGTGCAAGATCGTGGACCAGTCGCTGCTGGGCCGCGCCAAAGGCGCGTTCATGCAGCAGTACTTCACGCTGATCAACAAAGAATACGGTGACTGGAAGCCGCGCCCCGGCTCGCTGGAGTTGGTCATGCAGCGCATCAAGCCCGCGACGTTCGTGCTGGAGCCAGGCGAGTACAAAGACAAGCTGCCGCCTCTGCACACGGTTGAGGTGAGCTGCAAGATGGACATGGCCGACTACAACAAAATGAAGAAAGACTTCGTGCTGGACGACGTGGTGGCGGTCAACGCTGCTGTCGTCACGCAGAAGTTGCAGCAGATGTCGTCCGGGTTCCTGTACTCCGACAACGGCCCGATATGGCTATCCGCGCACAAGTTTGATCGCCTTGAAGAACTGCTCGATGAGAACCAACATGCCAATACCCTACTGGTTTACCAATACCAAGAAGAGCTTGCTGAACTCAAGCGCCGATTCAAGCACCTTACGACGCTTGACGACGATGGCGCCATCGAGCGCTGGAACCGAGGGGAGGTCGCGCTTCTTGCCGTCCATCCCAAGTCAGCAGGGCACGGCCTCAACCTGCAACACGGAGGACGCCACATCGTTTTCCTGTCCCTGCCCTGGTCGCTCGAACTGTACGAACAAACCGTCGGGCGCTTGCATCGTGGCGGCCAGCGGCATGACGTGTGGTGCTACGTATTTCTGACCGACAAAACCGTCGATGAGAAAATCTGGCGCTCACTACACGACAAGCTATCCCTTTCTCAAATCGCCTTGGAGGCACTTAAATGAAACGAATCGACCAATGGAAAGCCAAACTGCGAGCGGCCAAGTCTGAGCTGCGGCACAAGACGCGCCAGCTCAACGCAGCCCAGCGCTCGCACAACCGCACGACCAAACTGATTAACGAACTGGAGAGCAAAATTGAACTACACATGGCGAAGTCTTAACGACGTGCTGACCTCCCTGCCGGAGACAGACCTCAAGGCGCTGCTGGACGCTGAGATGGCAGGCGCTCGCCGCGTCAAGATCATCGAACGCCTGCACCAGCGCTACAACACGCTGCGTGTGGCCAGAGAGAGGGCCGAGCTGCTGGCGCTGGCCACCAAAGCATGAGCCGGTTTGCTGCGTGGGAAGCGCACAACACCGCAAAGTTTGCCCGCGACTGCGCCAAGGCGCTGTCTGAGCAAGAAGAGCTGATCAAGAGTCTGCAAGCAGACTTGAAGACGGCAATCCGTGCCTACCGGCACTTAGTAATCGAAGGAGCAAAAAATGACAGTCTACCCATCAGTACCGAACAAAGATTTCAAGTGGACCAGCGGGGCTGACGTTCAGGCCACCTGGCGCAAGTGGGGTTGGACCCCACCGTCCGAGAAGATGACGCCTCCGCCAGCGGAGAAATCAAAATGAAGTGCCCTACCTGCGGTACGTTCACCGAAGTCATCGACAGCCGTATGCGCTCGGACGGCACTCGCCGCCGCCGCTACCTGTGCGCCAACATGCACCGGTTCACCACTGCCGAGATGCCAACGAAAAGTTGGCGCGGCCTGACAGACGCCGAGGTGGACGCGCTGCCTCTGTCTGCGGTTACGAAGAGCGACGCGTACAACGACGCCAGAGTCATCGACGCTGAATTACGTGCGAGGAACGCATGAAGACCCACATCTACACCTACATTGCCATCGGCATCTGGGCTGTGGCTGCTGTGCTGGTGCTGCTGTACGCACCGAGGACGAACAATCCAACAGACTGCCAAGAGTTGGCACAACCAGAGCAAGACAAATGCAAAGCGCGGAGGAGACTATGAGAAGCGCAATTGAAATGGCGAAAGAAGCTGGCTTCATGCTGAGAGCCGAATCTGTAAAAGGACAAAGCGATTGGTGGGAATGTTTTGACGAAGCAATTGAAAAACTTGTTGCCCTTGCCCGTGCTGATGAGCGTGAGGCCGCGCAAGCAGAACATGAAGCCGACAAGGTCATCATTGAGTACCACGAAGCAGCGATCAGGCGGCTGGAGGCCGGGATACTGGCAGAGCGTGAGGCGTGTGCAAAGATTTGTGATGAGCTTGCAAATGACGAGAACACAGATGAATATATTAATGCCGCAAACTGGTGCTCAGTGCGAATCCGAGCAAGGGGAAAAACATGACCGAGTGCAAACACCGCTGGGAAGAAGTTCCAGACAAGCCGCTCTACAAGTGCGTCAAGTGCGGCGCGTTTATGCGGGTCATCAAATGACACCTAGCCGCCAAAAGAAGATCAGGGCGCTGCTGCGCACACGCCCGCAGGGCATGACGCCGATAGAGCTTTCAGAGCTGCTGGACATCCACGTATCCAACGTCAGGGTGTCGCTCAAGGCCATGCCGGACGTCTATGTGGACCGCTGGCGCGCGGCCAAGCGCGGCCAGTTCGAGAAGGTCTGGGTCGCCGTGCCCGTGCCGGAGGACTGTCCTCACCCACGCGACAGATTGAAGTGGGGCACCAACACCAAGAAACCGCGAACCAGTTGGGTAGGAGGCGTGTATGCGCAAGCGCAGTAAGTACCGGCCAAAGCCGATCATCACCGACACCATGACGTGGGTTCGGGCGGGCATGAAGCGTGTTGATGAGGTCAGCGCCAGCGCCACGATCAAGATCAGGAACCACGACGCGATGAACACGCTGCGCCTGGGCGCGGCCACGCGCCTACAGATCGACACGATCATCGACGCCATGAACATCGCCGAGGCGCTCGCCAAGCGTGGCTTCGGTAGCGACTGGCTGCCTGAGCTGCAAGACGCTCAAGACAAGCTGCTGGGCCTGGCCAGACGGGGCGTGGCCAACGACTTTCGCTTCATCGTGCGCGGTGACGAGCTGACCGCGCTTAATATGGCGATGGAGATACACGATGCCCAACTCGAAGCCGTCACGGTCAAAGAGTTGGAGACGGCCATGCACGACGTCATGGAAAACCTGCGCCTCAAGAAGATGCGCCCAATTTTGGAGACAGTATGAACCCGTTTGAATGGAAGAAAGACCCACGCCCGAGCATCTTTTTGCAAGACCCTGCGTTCAGGGCCAAGGGCGTGACCGTCACGACAGACTACAAGCAGTTCGGCATCTACAGCCGCGCCCACCCGAGCGTCAAGCCGACGCTCAACAAGCACGAAGTGCCAAAGGGTCGGCTGGGATGACGCCGCTGCTGTTCGACATCTGCCGGTGCGATCCTGAAACGCCCGACAACTATTGCAGGAACTGCAAGCGCTGGCTCAGTCACCCTGAACAAGTGACTGGCCCGCGAACGCCGATTGTCAGCGTAGAAACAAGCGCGTCAGAGGCTTGTTGCTACACACCGATCAGCCGCCTAGAACTTCCAAAGCGTGGTTGATGTGCTTGATGCGGTCGTCTAGACCGATGACGCCGCCATTGATCTTCTTGGTCATGGCGGTGTAGTCCTTGGCGTCGGCTTCTTTGTTGAGGCCGCGCTTGTTCCAGTACCAAGCGGCGCTCAGGGCCGCGTACTTGGGTGCCAGCACCAGGTCTGGCGAGTGGATGAAGTCCATACCCAACGCGTCGCCGCACAGGGTGTAGTTGTCCTTGCCGGTGAGCTGGATGAGGCCACGGCCTTTGTACAGGCTGCCCTCGCCGGTCTCCTCGGTGCCGTTACCCATCCGCCCGCCGTAGACCTTGTTGGCGATCTTGTCGGGGTTGCGGTGGTAGGGCTTGGCTGCCTCCAGCGTGGGGAATCGGCTTGGCCAGACGCGGCACAGGCCCTCGGCGCTGTAATTCAGGTTCTCTTGCAAGGTCTTGAAGTTGCCGGACTCGTGGGCGCACTGGCCGATGAACGCCGCCATCCGCAAAGGTGTGTTGATCTCGTACCGCTGGAAGGCCTCGTTCAGAGGCTCCAGCCAGTCGTCGTCGATGTGCAGCTCTTTGAGTTGTTCAGCGGTGATCACTTTTTGCCCTTCATGTCCATGATTTTCTCAAGCGTGCGGCCACCAAAGTAGAAGGACATGATCAACATGCCCCACTGCCCAAGCAGCTCAACGTAAGCCTGGTTGGTCTCCAGATCGAACGCCGACATCATCGCAAAGGTCGAATACGCGATCAAGATGAAGATCAGCGTCATCGGGCGGATGTTCTTGGACAGCCAAGAGTCGCTGCCCATGTCGGCCTTCAGGCGGTCGGTCAGGTTGTTCTGCTCCGTCTCGAACAGCTTGGTGTCGTTGGCCATCTTGGCCAGCTCACCGTCCTGCGCCATCTTGGCCAGTTCAGCCGTGGCCTTGGCCTTGGCTTCTGGGTCCGGGATCAGCTTGTCGATCAGCTTACCGCCGACGTTTAAAAGCGCGTCGAGTCCAAACATGGCTTACTCCTGTGGTTCTTGTACAGCGCCGCGAGCAGCACCTGTCATCACATCGTCAGCAGCGTCTTTGACCCACTGGATGCCGTACTTGCGACCAATGTCGATGGCGTCTTGAATCTTCTTCTGATCGAACCCTGCGGTGCGGGGTTGGACAGCCTGGAAGACCTTGACGGCGTCGCTCGGGTTGAGCAGCAGCTCCTTGAGGCGCGCTTCGGTGGCGTCAGACGCCTTCTTTGCCCAGAACTTGCTGAACAGCGAAGTGATGGCGTAGGTCGCACCCGACACAGGGTTGTATATACGCGAGATGATTTGCTCGGGAGGCACGCCAGTCAACTGCTCAATCGGTGTCTTAGGCACGGTCTCGCCCCTGAACGGGACATTGGTGATGTCTTTGTTCAGACGATCAGACGCCGTGACGAAGTCCTGCACCTTCTGAGCGTAGGTTGGGCCGAACACGCGGTTGAACACCGCAGCGTTATTGCGGTCGGTCAGCGCAGCAATCGGGTCTTTGGACCTGACCAGATCATCCAGCATGAACGCCCGCACGGCGTTGACGGAATCCTTGTTTTCGCCATAGCCTGACTTGCTCATGAACTTGTTGGTGAATTTAAGGTCGCCGTACATCTTGTTGACCAAGTCCTGGGGGCTACCCAAGCCTTCGGCGCTGATGATCTGATCGCCAGCCACGCGCTGGAACTCGGTGTTCAGACGAGTCCGTTCGGCCAACAGCTTCTGCACGTCAGTAGTCGCAGACTGCAACTCATCGCGCAGGCCTGGCACCATCGACACACCACCTTCGTTTTTCTTGAGCCACTTGGCGGCTGCCTTGGGGTCCAAGACGTCGTTCTTGAGCGCGGCTTTGGTGAAGCTGTCCAAGAAGGCCGAACGCACCAGTTGCGTACCCTCTGGCCCAACTGCGTTGACGAACTCGGTGACGTTGGACTTGTTGCCGATGATCGCGGGGGCGATTTGCTCCACAAACTTCTTGCGGTCCACAGCCGCCAAGGTAGCCGTATCAAATGGCAAACCCACCTTTTGCAGATACGCTTTGTCGGCGTTGCGGTAAGCGGTGACAAACTCAGGGTCGAGGTTGTCGATGTGGCCGCCAACGCGCTGCTTCAGCTCGGTCAGCAGTCGAATGTCGGCAGCGTCGTCGGTCTTGCTCAACTGGCGGTTAATCTCGCGCTTGAGCGAGTCCAAGTCTTCGATCGTGGCCGCGCTGAACTCTCTGCCACCTGGCGTCATTGGAGCGCCTTCGGCGGTCAAGATGGCGCTTGGCTCAGTGGTCGTAGGCTTGAACCGCGACTGGACCCGGCTGTAGATGGACGGAAACGTCTTGAACACGTCAGACGCACGCTCGCCAGCCACGAAGTTGTAGATGTCGTCCACCGATCCGGCGGGCAGTTCCACATTCTTGGCCTTGGCGATGTCAAACGCTTCGGTGTACAGGGGCTTGACCTCGGCATAAGCCGCTTTTTCTTTCTGCGCAACCAGGTTGGACACGCGCTGGCCAAACACAGTGGGGTCCACCGTCTGGCTCTTGTAGGCGTCGGCGATCTGCTCGTCCAACGACCGAACGCGGCGAGCCTGTGCCTTGGCCAAGTCAGGGCCAGTCGCCGTGACGACGGCCTTCGTTGGGTCACCGAACAGGCGAATCTGGTTTTGTAGCAGTGCAGCCTTGGCAGCCTCGTACTGGTTGCCGTACTGAGCGCGGAACACTGGGTCACGCGAGGACAGGTTCTGGATGAAGTTGTTGATGACCGGGTTGTCGGCCAGCATGGCCGAGATCGGCATCTGCACCGTGGCACCGCCAGGCGCTTTAAGGGACACGCCCTCTTGCGCCTTGGCAGCGTCGGTCAACGTCTTCATAAAGTTGGGGTCGGCAGCGCCTGCCGCGATGAAGATGTTGCTGATGCGGTTGTCCACATCCTTGAGCAGCTCGTCCTCTGGGACCGTGCCGCGCACTTTGGCCCATTGGCTCTTGACCACGTCAACACCTTTGCCCACCAAAGGCGCGCCTTTCAAAGCGAAGCCCAAGTTTTGGGCTGCTCCAGCGCCGCCCAGCAAACTGCCAGTGACTTGACCGACTGTTGCGCCTGTGTCACCACCTATCTTTGCACCAAACGCGCCGCCTGCTTGACCGCCGCCTTCAGCGCCAGCGCCCACGACGACCTGCTCGGCAGGGCGCATGACCGTCTGGCCAAACAAGCCCATGCGACGCGTTGCTGCCAGTGCAGGGAACAGATAAGACTCAGGCGACGTAGCGGCTTCAATGCCAGCAGCCACCATCTTCTGGCCGCCGGTCTGAGGCATCGCGCCCGTGCTGCCCATCGCTTGCATCAGCGGCTGACGCACAACATCGCGCCCGGCTTGGTATGCTTGCGCTGATGAAACAGGTGCCTGCTGCGCAGGCGGCTGCGTACCAGTAAAAAAACTGGCCAATCTTGCGGAAATGTCCAGCGGATTGATGCCCAAGCCCGACAGCGTCTCGGACGCGACGTTGCCTACGCCAGCTAGCGCGCCCACCGTGCCTGCCAGGCCCCGGCGGCCTGCCTCTGCGCGGTAGTCGCCTGCGGGCGCTGGTGTTGTGGGCTCTTGGTCCAGAACAAAGCCAGAAGGCAGCGCCGAAGCCTGCGCGGATTCTGGGTCTAAAACAAATCCTGCTGGTAGTGCCATGCTGTTACCTCACTGGGGTCCATGTTTTGCCGCCGTCAGTAGACATGATACGTTCTTTGGTCTGGGGGTTGGTGGCGTATTGAGGTGCAACAGGCGCGGTTTGGAACTGAGGGAAACTCAGAGCCAAATTAACTGCTTCTGGGTCGTATCCTTTGTTGCGCAGGGCAATCTTGCGCTGGCTGTCAATCTCGGCGTTGGCCTTGTCGGTGGACACCTTCTTGATAGCCTGCAAAGTGCTTTTAATCTTGTTCTGCGTATCTACCGTCGGGGTTGAGGTAAACAAGCGCGACAAGTAATCGGCTGTGCCACCCAACAAAGCGGGGTCGGCACCGGCTGCGGTCAGTTCTTTCTGGCTCAAGTCGCCAGCGCCAGCGATGGCCTTGGCAAACTGCACTTGCGCGGCGCGGAACGACGCAAAGTTTCCAGTGTCGATCGAATTTTGGATGTTAACCAACGCATTGTCGGCGGCATCCACCGCCTTGAGTTGCGGTTCAATCGTCTTCTGGACCGTTGCGCGGAAGCCAGGGATGTCCACCAGCGCTTTGTCGCCTGGCAACACGTTGGTAATGGTAGTTCCTTTGCCCCGGCTCTCCGCGTCGATTGCAGCCTCTACCTGCTTTCGCAGGACTGACCCAACGGGCAGTGTAGCGGCGTACTCTTGCAGCTTCTGGATATTGGGTTTGGCTTCTGCTGTGGGTTTAGGAGCCATCTGCTCTCGCAGCGACTCTGCATACGCGGTGTTGTACTGAGGCGTGCCCGGCTCAAACCCTGTTAGCGCCGCGACTTCACGCGCCAACTGCACTTCTTTTGGCGACGCTTGCGTGCGCTCGCGCGTAGCTTGGGCGGTAGACGCCAGGGCAGACGCCTCGCGCTGACCCACCAAGGCTCTGCTCTCCACCAGCTTGCGGTACTCAGCTTGGAGCATCATCGCGCCTTGGGAATCGCCAGCTTGCGACAACGCCGAGATGCCCTGCTCAATAGAAGCGGGGTCGTTGGGGTTGAGCTGACGAGCGATCTGTTGGCGCATCGTGATGCGCTGCAACTCAGGGTCTTGGCCGCCCAGAGCGCCGCCGATGGCCCCGCCCAGCATAGTGGCCCCACGGCCAATGGCGAAGTTCGCCTGCTGAAACGGGTCGAGCTTGGCGTACTGCAACGCTTGCGCGTCGGCTTGCTGCTGCTGAGTGGCTCGGTAAGACTCCGGCGTGATGCCGAACAGGGACTGCACAATTTCTGCCATGATTAATCTCCTGAACCGCCGGTGCCGTAGAAAAAGCTGGACTGAGGGGTGCCGCCAAAGCCACCAACGCCGGTCGCTGGGTTATAGACGGTGTTGCCCATAGAGTTTGTGTTGCCGAACATCCGCCCGAAAGCGTCAGTCAGCGCAGGGCTGCGCGACGCGCCGATCAGCGCTGTTGCAAACGGGTTGTAGGCGTCGGCAGCAGCTTGAGTGCCCGCCGCAGCCATACCACCTTGGTACAACGCGTTGGCGCCTGTCGGGTTGGCGATACGCCCGCCCAGGGCCGAACCCAGCTCCAGCGGTTGCTGGCCAAGGGCTTCCAAGCCAGTGGCCCCGGCCAAGTAGGCTTTGTATGGGTCGAGAGCACCGGCTTGGCCTTGGTAACCCTGCGTGAGCAAGTTGCCGCCTGTACCGAACAGACCAGCACCGAATGCGGTCTGCCGTTGCCCGGCTTCTGTCGCTTGCGCGGCCAGCGCCGCATCCTGCTGAGCGATGGCGTTGTAGTACGCCTCCATCTCGGGGCTAGAAGCGCCAAGACCGGCTGCGCCGCTTGGGCGCGCGCCTGTTGCGCCGACGGCCAGACCGGTTCGGCCTGTATTGAACAAGCGGTTCTGGAGCTGGGCAAACTCACGCTCGCGGCTTGGGGCCAGGAGGTTCTGCTGACCCGTCATGTACTGCTGCGCGGCCTGCTCAGGCGACTGCGCCAGGTACTGCTGGCCAAGGCCAAACAAACCCTGCGCCGCACCTTGCAACGGCGCAAACTGCTGCCGAGCCATCTCGGCGTCGGTCAGCGCTCCGCCCGTCAGACCCAAGAAGCGGTCTTGCAGCGCTCTGAGCTGTGGGTCGAGAGCGTAACCGGCGCTCGACACGCGACCTTGCTGCATCGCGCGCGCCTGATACGCGTTTTGCGCGGCTTGAAATTCCGCAGGCGTCGCAAAGTCTGTCGCAACTGGTGCGGGTTCACCAGGGATCGCATACTGAAAATTAGACTGACCAAAGCGCGTCGTGATGCCGACTGGGCGGAACCGCGACTCTTCTGCCGCCATACGCGCAGCGTCGCGTTGCCCAGCCGCTTGCGCGTATGCTGCGTCTTCGGCGGAGTCGCCAGCCAGAGCGCCGCCGAGAAGGCTGGCACCGGCTCCAATAAGTGCACCCATAAATGGCATATCAAACTCCAATCAAAACGTCGTCCACCTTTGACGGGTCTTTCTCGTCGGTGGCGTGAATACAAAACCAAACGCAATCCGTGATCGCCTTGACGCCGTGCGTCAGGCCAGCCTTGATCTCAATGCAGGCTGGCGCTTCAATAACTTCTATCTCTTCACCCTTCATCACCGCCACCTTGCCAGCAGCCAGGATCGACAAGTGGCTGAAGTCATGCGTGTGCTTCAAGATGGCTGTGCCTGCGGGTATAACCGCTTGCTTGGCGTACAGGCCATCGCTGAAGTGATGCGTGATCATGCAGTCCGCTTCCACATGTACACGGTGATGTACGGTTGGATGTTGGCATTCGTCGCGCTGGAGCCACTAGACGCAGTGGTAAAACTGTGCTGGTGGTCTCCGACACCATTAAGCGATATGCCTGTAGTGTTAGTCGTACTGCTCTGGTTTGTCCCCGTGATAGCTCGGTACTGCTGCGAACCTATATCGGAACCAATCTCAGTACGCCCATCAGAAATGCCGTGAAAGTGGCCAGGATCGTTAACGCTGTGGTTGTGCGAGCCTGCGCTATTTGTTGTCCCCGTGTGCGTGTGCGAAACCAAGGTGGCGTCGTAGCTACCCCCAGTCTCTTCGGCTGCGTCGAACAGCGCATTGCTGCTGTTAAAACCGACAAGAACACGGCCAGCACCAAAAGCGGCCCAAGTGCCAAAGCCAAACAGCGACGCTGGGCTGGTGCTGTCTGAAGCGTTGATGTAAACCGATCCTACGGGGTACAACGATGTGATGTCCAATTTGGTCGCAACCGCCGTGGCGATGTTGTTGAACTCGGTGTCGATCTCGGTGCCCTTGACGATCTTGAGCGGGTCACCCGATGGCAACGCATCCTTGGTCGCAAAGTTGGTGCTCTTGGTGTAATTACTCATGATATTTTCCCGTCTTTGGACTGAATCTCAATCCGTTGAATTGACAGAGGCGCGCCGTTGATGTTCGACTCGTAGCCCGTTTGCACGATTTTACCGCTACCACCCGCTGAAACGGACAGCGTCTGCAAGGCCACGCCTTCGGCGTATTCAGCGATGCCGTACTCGCCAATGCCGTACTCCGAGATGCCCTGGGTTGGAATCAGGGCGTTTACAGATTGGTAATTGGCGATGAAATCGAAGCCCCACTTGATCGTCACGTACTGATTGGTACCACCGATCACCACGACTTTGAGCCTTTTCAGCAGCGACGTGACGTTGGCGTTGCCAAGGTCAGCGTGGTTCGTGTAGTACAGCATCCGATACAGCGACGTGTAGTCTTGGTAGGTGCCGTACTTGCCAACATAGCCATTCTTGCCGATCAGCACATCGCCATTACGACGCGAGAGCAGCGCTGTCGGCTCAATCGAGTCCCACTTGGTGACGCGGAACGAGCCGTCTTGCAATTGCAAGCGGGTGTCGAAGCAGTACACCTCTTTGACCGATGGGATCGTTAGCAGGTAGAACGCCTCTGTCTCAGAGTAAACCGACTTGATGTTGGCCAGGGTCTCCCCCGCAACCACTTGCATCAGATCGCTGCGCACGTTCTTGGACAGGTCGCCCAGCGGAGCCGACTTCTCGATGATCGTCCGGGCAAACGACCGCAGGCCAGAGTTGGACAAAAACAAGATGTCCTTGCCCGTGCTTTGAATCGAGTCGCGGGCGATGCAGCCAATGCCACCCACCGTGTCTTGCAGCGTCATTGTGGCCGGGGTGGTTGCGCCGGTGTAGACCAGAATCTGGCGCTGGCCAAAGATGATCAGGAAGTTGTTGTGCGCGGCCAAACCAGTGATGTTGTCCGCGCCGTTTGGCCACACTCGGTCGATGTTGAGCGAGCCAGATGTGCCGGTGCTCCAAATATGCCCAGACAACAGGTCCGAGAAGTAGACCGTCACGTTGTCGGTTGCCGTGTCTGCCACCCACAGCCGACCGAAGGCAGACAGCACAATGTTGCCCGCAGGCACAGTGCCTACGTAGCCAGTCTTCTCGCTTACGCGGCGATAAGTCGTCGTGCTGACGGTTGGGTCAAAGATCAGCGGGTCGTGGCCAGCCTGGAAGAAGTAGGTGATGCCGTTGAGCGATGCGCAGGCCCAGTTGCTGGCTGTGATCGTCGGCGCAGTGCCCCCGCCCCCGTAGGTCAGCTCGACCACGGCGTTGGAGCCGTCCAGCTTGAACAGCTTGTTGTTGCCCGCGAACAGCACTGTGATCGTGCCATCCGCCTGCACCAGCTCATGGATGACGCCGACATTGTTCGCGCCCAGGTTGCCGGACGAGCTGTTCACGCGGCTCCAGCCCTTGCGCGAACCGACGCGGCCATACTGGTCAATGATGCAGTTTGTGGCGACCAGCGCAAAGCCAGACGCCAAGTCCAGAGGCGAGTCTTGCGTGTTCAGGCCGAAGAAACCCGGCGCTGAGATTGCAGCAGTCTGGAGGACTTGGCTCATATCGCGACAAACTCTTGGTTCTCTGGATAGCGGGTGCCCTCCAGCGCAATGTAGTCGGCCAGCATGGACTTGTACAAGTTGTACGCCTCCGAGCTGTTCAGGCCGCCGTCTTCGCCGCGCTCAACCAGAGCACGGGCGTAGGCGTTCTGCACCACCAGCACGTCAGGTACCAGCACCAGCGTGTTGTCAGCCGACAGTGGTGCTTGTGGCACAGTCAGCGAGAAGGGCAGGTTGTAGACGTTGTCTGGGCGGGCGTACAGCACCACCTTGGTGTCGCCGTTGCCGTCCACGCCGTCGAAGCTGTAGTATTCGGGGATGCCGTCGATAGCAGGCACGAAGTTCTGGAAACGGTTCATTTCCACGAAGCTGATGTTGCGCAGGCCCACATTGGCAGTCGTGTTGATGGCGTCCATCACTTGGAACTTCTGGCCAGCGCCCGTCATCGAGTAGATGTAAGTGCCTGGCGTGGTGGTGATCGTCACCGTCTGACCCAACACGTTCCAGCCGTAGGCGTCCTCGATCTGGCGCTTGGCGTCGTTGACGAACTTGCCGATCAGGGAGGAGTAGGCCGTCTCAGTGCTGGTGGAAACTTGGGTTTCGCGCAGCCGCACTAGCACGTCGTTGATCAGTTGAAGGTAGGTCATTTCTTGTTCCTTGCTGAGATCGCCTTGGCCTTAGCCTTTGCGTCCTCTTTGGACGATGCGCCCCAAGCCTTCAGAGACAAGAGCAGCCGGGTGGGCTTGCCATCTTTCATCTCAGGCCCAGGCATATTGCCCATGCGTGCTAAGAAGGAGGCCCTACGAGGGTTGTCGCCCGACTTCACGGGGGCTTTGAGATCGCCGCCGGTTGCCGCATTATAAGACGCCCGACCCTTGGCGTTCAAGCCCCCGGTCTTGGACTGCCCTTCTTTGCGTTGCCAGGCGGGTGTTTTCATTTCTTTTTGGCCGTTTTGGCCGCAGCCTTGAAGGCGGCGGCTGTTGGAGCACCCTTGGTGCCGGGCTTGCGCATCTTCTCGCCAGAACCGGCCTTGATGCGCTCTTTCTTGGCTGCAATGTTGGCGTAGAGACCGGGCTTCATTTTTTCTTTGCCTTGTTGGTCATGGTGCGCTGACCGCGTTTTGGCATTGGCTTGGGCTTGCCAATGGCAACCATCACCGTCACTGGGACGGCTTTCTTCTTGGATTCAGACATTTTGGGGGCTTTGCCGTACATGATGTGCTCCTTAGATGATTGCTTCTGCTGCCTTACGAGGGCGGCCCATGCGCTTCACAGGCGTCGGAGCCGTCATCGGTAATTCTTTGTTGGCCTCTTGGACCTGCACTTGCTCGCCTTGCTCATCGACCAAAACGTAGCCGCCGTGGCCGCGCATCGAGTCAATGTCGTGTTGCAAAGTGAACGTCACCGTATTACCACTTGCCAAACAACGATATGTAGCCATGATTTTCTTTCTGTAGAAAGGGGGCCGAAGCCCCCCCTGTCGTTTAGACCATGCGGCCGATGACCAACTTAACAGTCGTGGAGGCCAAGTTAACAGCCCCGCCAGTTGTGTTGGTTGTGGCAATAGTCACAGTGCCTGCGGCGGACACGTAGGCGCGGCGAACAACGCCAGCCTCGCTCACACCAGCCGACATGCCGATCACCATGTCACCCAAAGCGACGCCAGGGATAGCAACGGTGTCAGTAGCCGCAGCTTGGTCTGCAATCTCAGCAGTGTCCAAAGTGCAGGTAACAGCCCAAGTATCCGAAAAGATACCTCGGAATTGGTCATTTCCCCGACGGGAAACGATTGCGGATGCAGCAGCCATTTGAATCTCCTAGAAAAAGATGCCCCCGGCTTGTGGCCGGGGGCTATTCATTAGGCTGGTACAGCCAAAGCGTAAGCGCCGGATGCGTTAGCAGCCGACGAAGACGCGGCGGTACGCAGAGCCTTCACGCCGTACAGAGTGTCAGCAGTGAACAGGGTACCGAGGTATTCCTGCTTGTACTGAGTCTGCGAACGGATGCCCATCTGCTCAACCAGAACCATCGAATCGCGGTGGCCCATCAAGCAGATACGGTCAGCGCCAGCGTTACCAGCGCCAGTGTCGGCGTTGGAAGAAGCGAACACAGCCATACCGTACAACTGACCGATCTCACCGTTGCGGATAGCGTCGCCGTTGCCGATGAACGCCTGCTCGGTGTAACGGGCCAGACCCATCAGGGTGTTGCGGCTCGAAGGAGGGATCAGGAAGAAACGACCGTCCATAGGAACGTCGTTGTCGTCCAGGCGCTGGATGGTGCGGCGGATAGCAGCATCAGTCAGAGCAGCAGCGTTGGAAGTCGAGCTGTTGTAGGCAGTTGTACCGTCGGAACCAATGTAAGCCTTTGTGGAGCTGGCGCTGGTTGCGTAGTCATCTGTACCCACGGTCGCGCCGTTGAAGGCACGGCCCAACTGGACCAGGCTGGTGTCGATGCGGCGGGCCAAGGCATAACCGGCGTCTTCTGTGTAGAAGGAACGCAGGGATGTCAGGGCTTGCACTTCGACGATGTCCTCGATCAAGCGGCTGTATTCGTAGTGTTGGTTGATCAACACTTGAATGTTGGTGTCGCTCTCTGCGATCAGAGTCACGGCATCAGTTGCGGCTTTGGCCGAGGCGCTGCCACGGGCTGGGCTAGGGATGTTGACGGTGTCACCCTTCTTGCCTTTGAAAGACATCTTCTTGACCAGGTTGGCCAAAACAAGGTTCTTCTTATAGGCGGCAACAATTTCATCAGACCAGATTTCTGGAATGAAGTTAGCTGCCGAAGTGGTGGTTACTGCATTGGTTGGGGAAAAAGCGGTGTTTGCCATGTTAAAAGCTCCAAAGTTAAATTACCGTACACGCCCTTCAGAGTACGCCTGCATGATTTCATCACTCAGTGTTTCGTACCTTGCCGGGTCTGTCATCTTGAGACGAATGAGGTCGGCCCGTCGATAGACTCGTTTTGAACTCTCGCCTGAACCACCCACATCGACTTGCGCGGCTTTCATGCTCTTGGTCCGTGCAGCATTACCTGCCTGCTCGGTTTCCTTGGCCTTGACGCCACGAAGCTGCTTGAAGGTAGACAACAATTCATTGGCCGAGTCATAGTCAAACTCACCATCGGCTTTCGCGTAGAGGCCCATGCGTACAGGTGAAGACTTCACCCAGCTTTGGAACTCAGAATCATTGACCACTTGGGAGAAGTCAGGGTGATCTTGCGCCAGCTTTTGCTGAATCTGCATCCGTTTGAAGTCTTGGCTCGCCTGGCGGGCCGCGAGAACGTCGGGGTGCTTATCAATCGTCGCTTGAACTGCTTTTTGAGGGTTCTCAAAAAAGTCAACTTCAGGTTCGTCCTCTTTGATATGCTGCTGCTTAGAACTGAGGTTCTGCTTGAGCAACTCGTCAGCCAATTTACGGACCTCGCCGACCTCTTGGGCCTGCTTGCCAATCAGCTTTTCAGCTTCTTGGTGCATCCGCACGACTTCTTCGAGACTTTTAGCCCTGTATTTCTCAGGAAGCTCTTGCGTTGTCGTCTTAGCTTCTTCAATTTCGAGTTCGCCTAGCGGCTCTGCTTCATTGTCAATCAACATATTTATGTTCCTGCCAAAATGGTTGTAGGATAATCAACTCGGCGCTGGGCGCTTATGAGTTGGCTTTGCGCTCGGCGGCTAACTTTTCCGTGTGGCGGCGACCAAACTGCGCTGCCGCAGTGGGGAAATGGCCGGACCAACCTTCCAAGTTAAACGCCGGAGCGCTTATGACGCGGTGGGCAAGCCCCCCGCATCCGCACTCAATTTCGGTGGTCTCATAAATCACCAAAGATTCAGTGCGTTGCCCGCATTCGCAGGCAAATTCATACATTCTTCTCATTCAAATCCTCATATGCTCGTTCGCTGACCCCTTTCAGGGTTTTCAGCCAAGTCAGGATAGAAATCTCGCCTTTGCGAAATTGTAGACTTTTTTCATCCGCAATGGTAGAGACATTGTTTGTTGCCTCCAACATTACGTCCACATCTTCCATCAAGTCTTTCCAGCCCTGTTGGGAAAACAGGTCAAACCTGGCCTCATAGTACTTTTGGAGTTCGGGTGTCATCAGTTTCCTCTTTGTGTTCAATAGCCTGAGCAACAGCGCTCACGGCACGTTTACCCATAATGCCGCCAATGCCGCCGACGATTAGCAGCACGATGTCGTTGAGCATCTTGGTGTACGCCTGGTCGATAGGCGCCATCGCCTTGATCGGCTGGGTCACGAACGTCACAGAATACAGCAAAGCCCCGACGATGAACATCAGGATAAGCGTCACCGAAATGACGACAAAAGCCCAGATTCGGACTTCAATCTGGTCGGCGGTCAGGTGTGACTTGCTCAATTTGCTTCTCCAAAACAGGGGCTACAAGGTATTCGGGGCAAGTCTGCGTAAACTGGCAGCGAGGCTTCTGGCATTGCTCTTTCTGGAAGTTGTCGGGGTTCTGGCAGAAATACCGGTACTGCTCTTCGCAGCCAACAAGCAGAAGCAGAAAAATCAATTTCCACATTTGAACTCCCGGCAGTAGTAGACGATCTCGACGCCGATCCACATCAGCACCACAAAAACGATGGTGGCCAGTGTGATGGCGGTCCACAGCTCCAGGTCTTCCTTGCGTTTCTTGATGGCCTGCTTGGCTGCATCTGCGGCCCTGCGGCGCTGGGCCTTGTCGTCCGCATCCATCTGGGCGCGGCGGTTGACGATCTTTTCCCAAACGTCCATGTTGTGGGGGAAGAAGAGCTGCTTGACCTGTTCCTCGAACTGGCGTGCGTTCTCGATGGCCAGCTCCAGCTCCACAGCCTTGCCCATGTTGGAGCCTTTGAAGCCACCCTTGTTGGACTCCTCAAGCACCTTGACGGCATCGGCCTTGGCATCGAAGTATTTGCCCAGCACAGGGCCAAGGCTGCGGACATCATCGACAGTCTTGACGGCCTTCTTGACCAGATTAACAGCAGCCGACACGGCTGCAAGGGCTGTTAGCGGGTCCATAGCACCTCAACCATCACTTTGGTAGTCCAGATGACAATACCGACAATGAAAATCGCCGCGACCAGAGCCTCGGCGAAGTCTCTCATGTCTTATCGGCTTTGCCGTCCAGCTTGTCAAAAATTTGCTTGACCATCGACTTGATCTCAGCGATGTCCGAGCGGTAGTCGTCCTTGGCCACATAAGTGTGCGGCATCTCATTGACCTTGTCCTCCAGACGCTGGATCGTGCGCGTCAGGTTGTTGATGACATAGATCGCCAAGAACCCGGCTACCGATACTACGAGGTTGAAGAGTTGTTGGTTGTCCATGTCACGACTCGGCTAGAAAGTGTTGCCAGATTTTACTCAGGTTGTGGGTCCGCAGGCAGCGGCGTGTTGCCCTCGGCCAGCCATTTCAGGTACTCGGCGTAGTCTGTGTTGGCTGGGTCGAATGGGATGAAGGCGTTGTCAGCGATGCGTTTGATGCAGGTTGCTGCGCCGAGTTCTGTGTCAGGGCAAAGTCGGTACATGATTAAAGCTCCGCTGACAAGTTGTAAACAATTGACTGCCGTTGCTCACCTGTTGCAGTTGTTGTCCAAACGGCTCGTTGTGATGTAGCTGAACCCGACCAATCCGATCCGATGGTGTCTGAACGTGCCGTGATGGTTAGCGTAGGAGCTGCTCTCATCTCCACAAGGTTCCACGAGTTAATAAATTTTGTGTTCCCGGTCGTAGAGTAAATAAACAAATTTACACCGCCTGCTGCGTAATACCGCTGGCACATCATCAACTCACGCCCGTAGTCCCTGCGCTCAAACGGGGAAGCAACGCTGCCAGCTTCAAGCTGTACGCCTGTGATGTAGAAGGTGGCTCCGACAGTGGAAATTAAATTGACTGCGCCTGTGGCTGAACGGTAATCAGCGCCAGCCCAAGCACCTGCTGTGCCGCTGACTGTGGAGCCAGCACCCGTTGCAAAGTAAAGGTATGCGCCAATCCCGTTGGTTGTCAGCCAAGTGCCAGTCGTATCACCGGGGATGGTAATTGTTTCCAACTCCCATGTGTTGGCGGCACTGATTGTGTAGGTAAAGGGGTAGCTGCGGTTGGCGGCTGAATTTGAAATTGCGCCGCCAAATGTCCCGGTTAAACTTGAGCGTACCCAAAAGGACAATGTGACTGCTTGAGCAGAGGCTGTTCCCCACCCAAAATCAGCCATGTTGAAGCCTTCAACGCGCTGCTGGATAGAGTAGTTTTGTGTTGCGCCCAATGACGCATCTGCTGTTGTAACCGTGTACAGCAAAGAGTTGTTAAAACCAGTTGGCGCAGTGGAGGATTGCTGAACAGAGACAACTCCTTCCGCATCGTTTCGGATTACCCACCGATCCAGAGTGTATGTGTTCACTGTGCCGCTGATGCTCACACTCGCTCCAGCCTTACGCTGGTCAATCCGCATGTCGGAATTTATCAGACGATTCCTGAAGCCCATGCTGTTTGGAGGCGAAGCAACGCCGTACAGTACCGCAGCACTGCCACCAGAAGCGTCATAAATTGCGTTTGTGTTTACTTGGCTCATGCGAGTTGCTCCTCAGTTGGTCGTGCCAGTGTGGGGTGATCCCACGCAGCAATGTAGTCGCCTTTGCCGTCAGAGTCGTTCTGCAAGCGGATGACGGTCATGAAGTCACGGTCTGTGAGTTCAGGGTACAGGGCTTTGATTTTGTCGTACAAGGTCATGTTGCGCTCCGTGCGAGGAAGGCCGTAAGACTACAACCCGTCACCGCCCCACCTGCAAACGATGCGCTGGATGCTGCAACCCACCCGTAAAGTTCAACATAATCGGTTGAGCCGTTAAGATACAAAAGCCCGTTACATGAAATTGCGCCGCCACCGGAAGATACTGATCCGTCCCCGCCACGCAAAAATTCAGCCCCGTTTTTATATAAAGACGCAATCATGCGAGTTGGAGATGTGGAAGTACCTACGTTTACCACCCCCGAAAATTGGTAGTACCCGGCAACAGTCGGTGTGAACCGGGATGTTGCCGTACTAAATTCGCCAGCAGTGTCAAAGTATTCCGACTGAAGCGTAACTTTCGTAAACGTAGCCGAAGACACGGATTGGTTTGTGCTGTTATAAGCACTAAACGCAGGACCATTCACAGGCACACCCGCTGTTGCAGTGGTCAGGATCGTGCCAGTGTTGTCGGGCAAAGAAATTGTCCTGTCGGTAGAACCGGCAGGTGCTGAGATTGTGTAAGTTGCTGTCCCGGAGGCCGGGCTGCTCACGGCAATTTTAGACATTTGCTTTTCCTTCGAGGGCTTCAACTCGGGCGGTCAAAGCGGTGATGATGGCTTGCTGCTCTTGGATGGCTTTGACCAAAACGGGCACCAGCTTGGGGTAGTCAAGCGACAACGAGCCGTCTGAGTTTTCCCCAATTACCTCGGGTACAAGCTCCTGCATTTCTTGGGCAATAAAACCAAGTTCGCGCTGTTTTCCAAAGCGATCTTCATCGATCCATTTGAAATTGACAGGTCGCATTGCAAGGACTTCGGGCAACCCTTGAGAAATTTCTCTGTCGTCTTCTTTCAAATTGCGGTCAGACGACGAGTTAGTCAAGCCGCCAGAAGCATCCGAATAAACCGCCCGGTTTCCGCTGCCGGATAAGCTAGAAACAACCACATACCCATCGTTGCGGCAACCAAATATGTCTGCGCCGCTGGCGCGATCAACCACAAGGGCATAATCTGCAGAAGTTGAACTCGCACCTACAACTCGAAGTCGAGAGCCAGCATCTGCAACAGTTGCCCCCACCAGCAAGTTACCGCTGGTGTCGATACGGGCGCGTTCTGCATCTCCTGCCCATAAAGCCAAAGGCGATGTTCCAGCAAATGAGCCCACTTGAGTAGCTGATGCCCCACCATCGCGCTGTCTGCGAATACCTGAAACAACGGTACTTCCGTCTTGAATCACCCAACCAGCGAATGTTGTAGAGCTAGCGGCTCCATCGTTTTGCACGATTCCGTAAGTCGCAGCAGCACTTTGGTCTTTACGACCATGAATTAAATTTGAAGGCGAACCCGTCCCAATACCCACGTTACCGCCAGTGGTCGTCACCAGCGTATTCGCAGGGGTCGTGTCGGCAAAGACTACGCCGTCACCTGTGTAGCCACCATCGTTGGTGATGCCCGTTGTTCCGTTCAAAACGATGCTCATACTTGCTCCTTAAAGCACCACCCACACCGAGCCCGAAGGCACGGTGACGGAGACGCCGCTGTCAATTGTGATTGGGCCAGTGCTCATGGCGTTCTTGCCCGCAGTGATAGTGTAATTGGCGGTGACGTTTTGGTCATTCTCGTAGAACACCTGATTGCCCCCGCCGCCCGATGCCCCGCCGCCGATGGGCACCACGGTGCCGCCC